ACTAACGAGATTCTTAAAGGACCTGCTCAAGGTAAATCTGCAGGAAACTTTAATACACTTACAGCACAGCAAGTCCAAATAGGCGACCCTAACGAAATCAGCATGTATACTAATCTAATGGTGGACATAGAGAGTACTTTAGGTAAACTTGCAGGAGTATCAGGAGCTAGAGAAGGCCAGATAGAAAATAGAGAAGCTGTTAATAACGTAGAAAGAGAAGTTGCACAGACTTCCCACATTACAGAAAAATGGTTCGCTATCGATGCTAACTTTAGAAAGAGAGTTCTTACTAAATTCTTAGAATGCTGCAAGTATGCTTATAAGAAATACCCTAAGAAAGGACAGTTTTTACTAGATGATCTTGGACAACAAATGATTACTCACTTTGATGAGTTTGTTTCTACAGAATATGATCTACATATTTCTAACTCAACTAATGATACGCAATTGTACAACGATCTAAGATCTTTATCACAAGCTGCTATCCAAAACGGCCAAGCTACTATCTCAGACCTTATTGCTATTACACAATCTGAATCTGTACAAGAAATTGCTAGACGTCTTGAAGACTCTGCTAAAAAGATTAAAGAAGAGACGCAACAAATGCAAGAAAAACAACTTCAAGTACAACAAGAAGGCCAGCAAATGGCTAATCAACAAGCTGAAGCAGATCGTCAGTTTGAGATGAAGAAACATGAAGATGAGATGGCTATTAAACGAGAAGAGATTGCTGCTAAATTAGAGCTGGGTCATTTAAAAGAAATAGCTGCTGACACAAGAGATATTAGAGGCAATGCTAGAGTAGATAGCGATGCAAACGGTATAGATGATTATCTAGATGTAAGACGTACTGAAATAGATGAAAATTATAAAAACGAGCAGATAAGAATCTCACAAGAAAAGTTAGCAGAAACAGAAAGAGCTAATAAAGCTAAAGAAGAGATTCAGAGAGAAGCTATTAAAAACAAACCAAAACCAACAAAATAAAGCTATAGCATTATAGCAAAAGAGATAAACAGTTTAGATTCTGTTTATAAAAATAATTTTAATATTGTGTATTAATTAAGACAGCAAATTATGAGTACTGAAAACGAAGAGTTATTTGAAGGACTTCAAATAATGTCTCCCGAAGAACTCAACTCAGCAGTAAAAGCTGAGAGTAACGAGGAAGAAGGAGTAACAAAAGAAGTTGAGGAATTTGAGATTAAACCTGTAGTATCTGAAAAAGGAGATGATGATACCACAGCAGAGACCAAAGAGCAACCTACAACAAAAGAAACTTCAGGTTCTAACGAGAACAAAAATGAAGTAGTTTACAAAGCTTTGATGAAAGAGCTAGTTAACGCAGGAGTACTAACAATCGAGGAAATGGAGAAACTCGATGAACTACCTGGGACTTTCGATTCTATTAAAGAACTAGTAAACAAAACAGTTGAAACAAATTTTAATGCCAAACAAGAGAATTGGAAAAAAGGTTTGTCACCAGAAAAGAAACGCTTCTTAGAAATAGAAGATGCTTTTGACGAAACTGACCAAGCAATCTTAATGGCTCAACGATTAGAGTTCTTTGAAAACGTAAACACAGATCAAATTAAAGAAGATGAAAATCTTCAAAAACAAATTTATTTTGATCTATTAAAAGCTAAAAACTTTTCTGACCAAGATGCAATTGAAGCTATTGAAGATGCAGTTGCAGTAAATAAGTTAGAAGAGAAAGCTTTAAAAGCAGTACCTGAATTAAGGTCTCAAGCACAGAAAGTAGTACAAGAATCTAAAAGTATTAGAGAACAACATACTAAAGCACAGCAAGAGGCGCAGACAAAAGCATTCGAAGATTTGTTATCTAACATAGATACACGCGATGCTTTTATAGACGGATTGAATCTTAACAAAATCTCTAAAGATAAGTTAAAGAATAACATTATGAATCCTGTTTATAAAGATGCTAAAACAGGTAAAGAGTTCAACTCTTTGATGTACAAACAACAAAGAAATCCAGTTGAATTCGAAATGCTTATAAATTACTACGATACTTTAGGATTGTTTAATCTGGATAAAGAAGGAAAATTCAAGCCAGATATTAGCAAACTAAAATCAGTAGCAAAAACTGCAGCTATCAATGAACTAGATAAAGTCATTGCAGCTGAAGAGCAAAGAGGAGTAGGCCGAAATACATCTGTTGAGACATCACAGAAAACAGAAGGTATCTTAAGTCTACTAGAAAGAGCAACAACAAGAAAATAAATATATTCCGTTTAACAATTAAAAAAACAAAAAATGGCTCAATTACTCCCATTACAAAGGTATGAAGCTAAAGATTACAATGGTTTGGTTACAGATAACCACTTCCATTCTTTGTATCAACAAAAACCACAGTTGATTAGCAACGTGATCAAGGAGATCTACAAAACTAATCTTCAAGGTAAACTACGTGAATTCGTAGATCGTTTCCCTGTGAAAGAAGTAGAACAAGAAAATGGTTTCTACAACTGGTTACTACAAGGTCAACATGACAAGAACTTGCCACTTGTTGACGCTGAAACTATCGACGGACGCACTATCTCTGCAGGTACTTTCCCTGCAAACGTAGGAGCTCAAGGAGAGCGTTTCTACCTAATCTTTGACGAACCTTTGTTCGAAGAAACTAACGTACTTCGTGGAGACCTAGATGATTATCATCTATTGGTTAAGAAAGCGATGGATGCAGGTTCTCGTTACAAAGTAGAAGTTGAATTGGTTAGCGATAACGCTACTAAGTCTATGCCATCTGAAGAATTGTCTATCGGTTCTCGTTGGTCTAAATTCTACTCTTTGTCGCCTTCTACACTTTCTTACCAAGGTGCGAAGCCTTATTTCACTTCTCCTTGGAGAATGGAAAACCGTCCTTCTACAATGCGTATGGAGTATGAAGTAGCAGGTAACACAATCAACAAAGGTAAAAACGAACCATTAGAGTTTGGATTTAACTACAAAGGACAACAAGAATCTATCTGGATTAACTACCAAGATATGGTAGCTCACCACCAGTGTGAAGAAATGTTTGCTCGTATGTTGATGTACGGTAAGAAAAACTGGAATGCTGAGCACAAGTATTTGAACAAAGACGATAAGACGAAATATGCTATCGAATCAGGTTCAGGTTTCTTTGAGCAAATCGCTCCATCTAACGTTCACTACTACAATACTTATGACCTTGATTGGCATCTTGAGTTATTGTTAGATATGGGTGTTGGTAAAATCGAGCGTGGAAAACGTGTTATCCACTTGCTAACAGGTGAATTCGGTGCAATCGAAATCTCTAAACAAATCCAAGCTAAAACAGGTACAGGTAAATTCACTGTAATCTCTGACAAATTCTTGTTCAAAGATACAGATCCAGGAAACCTTGGTGGTAAAAACACTAAAGGAGCAATGGAGCCACAGTGGAATGTATACGAGTGGTACAACGGTGTTGTTATCATGGTTGAGATCCTTGATTTCTTCGATGATGATGTATACTTCCCACAACGTCATCCTGATGGAAAAGGTATCGTAGAATCTCACCGTATCCTTGCTTTGGATTATGGCGATACTGCAGGTATCTACCGAGTTAAACCAAAAGGAGTTCCTGATTACAACTGGGCATATATTCCAGGTATGAGAGATCCATTCTCTCCTGCAGGAAAAGGTTCACCTAAAATGGTAGCTTCACCAGTAGACGGTTATTCAGTTCACTTCCAGAAGTGGGGTGGTTTGATGATCGAAGACCCAACAAAAGTAGTTGATCTACGTCTTTCAGTAGAAAGATAATCACTATAGAAATGTATCCCCTTGGAGCTTATCACTCCGAGGGGGCATTTTTAAAAAATGAGAATTAATTAAGACAGCAAAAATGGAGACAGCAGAAAAAGAAAAAGTGGTTTACGGGAGTTTTTTACTTGACAAAATTGTTACAGTAAAACCAGTAGAATCATCAGGGAAATGGAGTACTTTACTTGTAGCAGGACAGGATAGAAAAAAAGATCCGTTCTTATACAACAAAGTAAAAAGAAGTTATCAAGTTCCTCTAAACGCAGAGAATAGAGGAGGCGGTGTTAAAGTAATTTTGGACGACCAACGTAGAGTTAAAATCCAAAAGTACATGGAGTCACACCCAATGGGGATGACACAAAAAGAGTTCTTTGAAAAGGAATTAGGAGTAAATTTAAACCCTACTCTTAAAGCAGAAGAAAACTTCTGGAGAAACGATAGAAGAGGTAGAGTAATTCTTACGAAAGAAGGAATTTCTTTAAACCTTAATCAATCGATCGATATGTTAAAGTATCTTATTCTACTAGCGAATAAATCTTTAATCTCACCTTCTTATGAAGAGAGAGATCTTAAAGCAAGTTATGAGTTTATGATTGTAGAAGAAAGTAAGGTAACAGTTAAGAAACTAGAAGAAGCAAACTTGAAAGCTCAAGCATATGTTAAGTTTGCTGAGATTACAAGTAACAAGAAAAATACCGTCGGATTTATTAAATCTCTTGGTAGAACTATTCCTGCTACTGCTACCGAAGATTGGTTGAAAAACGAAGTACTAACAATTGTGGATAACAATCCTGAATACTTTTTAGAAATCGTTAATCATCCACAATACAATGAGCGTATCTTTGTTCAAGAAGCTGTTGAAGCTGGAGCAATTATTCGCAAAAGTGATAAAAGATATACTCTTGACAATGGAGCTGAGTTAGGTGAACTTACAGATGTTGTAAACTACCTACTTAACCCAGATAATCAAGAAGTAAAGCTTAGAATAAAGTCAAAAGTTGAATTGGCAAAACGTAATTAATTATGACTGCAAACCAAATGGCCGATGAATTAGAGCGCATCCTAGACCGTTCAGACAGTTTTGGATCGCCAGGTTATGAAGACTTTGAATTGTCTTCAGTACTTACAATGGCTGAGGTTTTGTATATCAAAAAGTATTACGATGAAATGAATAACAGGAAGGGTAAAGGCTTCCAAGAAATAGAAATTAGGGACCAAGGATTAGGAGCTCTTATAGTAGATGCTCCTTCCTTAACTCCCTCTGCTTCACAAGCTGGCATAATAGTCAACTCAAATGTAGTAGGAAAGTTCTTTGATTTACCAACAGACCACATGTATACTATATATGAAGAGTGTACTCTTGATAAAATAGAATGTGGTACAAATATTCCAATCTATGCATACGTAGTGCAAA